TATAATAATAATGTTGATACGCAGGATAGTTTAGGGCTTGCTACTAATAATTGGAACGACGAGTGCCACAGGCTTGCTGACGAAATTTCAAAAATTGATTTTGATATTGCATTTTTGTCTTGCGGATCATACGCAATGTTCCTTGGAAACTATATCAAGCATTCTCTTAAAAAACAAGCCCTATACTTTGGTGGGTCGCTAAATCTTTATTTTAATATATACGGAAAACGATTTGAACCGTTATATAACCAAGTTGGATTGGATCCTAATTATCTTATAACGGCATTTGAAAATAGAGATATTTCGCATATTAGTGGTGGTCGAATATATACTAACGAAAGCCTAGATGCGTATTTCGGAACAAAACCACAATGATCAGTATACTAACACCGAGCCGTAGTCGGCCAATACACGCACATAGAATGGTAACAACAGCATTAGCGAATGCTAGTATGCCTATTGAAATTAAATTATATCTAAACAATGACGATCCTGAATTAAATCAATATATTGAATTATTCGATCAGTCTATGTATACTATTGGTCCAAATCAAAGTACTAGCTATAGTTGGAATCTAATGGCAGAAACTGCTAAAAATGATATTTTATTCTTAGTCGGCGACGATTGTAAATTTGAAACTCCTAGTTGGGATCAAATGATTGTTGAAGCATTTGATCAATATCCTGATAAAATTGCTTGCGTGTATCCTAGAGCACCTAGTGTTAGTAAGTATAAAAGTCCGCATTTTTGTCTACACAAAAATTGGATTAATTCTCTAGGATATTTCCTTCCACCACACTTCTATCATTGGTATGTAGATACCTGGATTTTAGAGATTGCACAACGACTAGGAAGGCATCATCTAATTTCCGAATTTGAATTGCCTATAGAAAATGTTAAAGATAAAGTAACAAGCGACTATCACACTTCCTGGATGAAACAAAAAGACGATTGGATGTGGAGTAGAACTGAAAGACATCGTAGAGCCGACGAATACGTATTACAAGAGATTATTGATAGATCTAAATAAATTTCTTCATATGTTCCCAGGTTGCACCTGATTTAAGTTCGTCAAACTTCCAATGGAACATAGATAATCTTTCAACCCACTTTTGTCTGTCCGGCATCTGTGGGTTTTCTATTTGTGATAATGATGTGTTTGCAATATCGCGGCACTGACTGTTTATAGGGTCTGTCACAAAGATAGGATAGCCTTCAATTGCTGCGCCAACCACTGGGCTAGAGTTATGATTAATTGCGGCCCAACAATCTTTTAAGTCGTCTACTAGATTTTCGTTTTGACTTAGCATTACACCGTAACCTAGTTTTACCTTACATAACGGGCCTCCTGCTTTAAAGATACGCTTAGTTTCTTTATCGCCGGGGTGCAATCTAATAACAATGGGTCTGTCGCTGTGTTGCCTAATTTCAGCAATAGTGCGTATTGCCCAATCTTGTGCATCAGTAGACCCCATACTCCAGCCGCCATTGCGTTGCATACATAACAAAATATGATTACCTGTAGTTCTATAATCTTTTAGAGACAGATTTAAATCGGCACTTATCTTGTTCCACCTTAGCGGATCAATATTCGTATCGCAATAAATGCCAGTGCTAGGAAATACTCCATTAAGACTGTATCTTAGATAGTGTAACGGATTAACGGCATTAGCATATAGAAATAAATTACTGTCAACACCAACTACATACCTAGCAGCTTGCAATTGGCCGGTTATTACTCTACTGCGAAGGTCTCCGTGAGGTGTTGCGGTTTGACCGGGTGCTACCCAGCCTTGAATAATAGCAACATCTGATTGATGATGATTGTAGTCATTTACATCAATAACTTCTTCTCCTAGCACTCTTGCTCCCTGAGCAAAGAATCGAAGTATATCTATCTTTTCCTGATTCTTTTTGTTAGGAACAGTTTTATGGTATACTGCAATTTTAGTCATTCTTCTAACATCCGTTTGGCAGTGCCGTTTTTAAATTCATTAATATGAAATTGTCCGTAGGCTAAATGACAGGCCCATTCAAACACTTCGTCCATTTCTGGATAGTACGGAGTTTCAATTTGACTGAGGTCTTGGCTGCATACTGGACTAGCAGCATTAGTTGGCGCTAATGTAAATGCTGGTATTCCATACAGTACAGATTCTGTTGCAGCCACGCTATTGTAAGTTATAAGCGCATAAACATCATCGTCTAAGGCCTGCTTCAGTGTGTTGTGTTCAATGCGTTGTAAACGAGATTTAGCACGATCTCGAACTATAATTTCACGGTCAGTATATTGTTTTAATGTTGCAATAGTTTCGGCGATCCAGGTATCTTTGTCGATTCCGTAGAACTTACAAGGTTTTTCATCAGGAGCTGCAATAATAATTTTACTGCCACCTTTCTTCCAATTCTCAATAGGCAGCTTTAATGCTTGCCATCTATCAGCAGGACGTTTAATAATTTCATTGTGTTGCAAATCATTCTTTACAATGCGATGCCAGTATTTCCATCCGTTGGGATTTAAAGGATTCTTTTGATTGCCAAGGTAACCAGTGTCCATGTAATAAAAAGATCTATTGTCTTTCCAACACTGTTGCATTAATTTGTACTTAAGAATACCTCTAAGTATAATCGGATCTGTAGATGACTCGTAGATAAATTCGTCGGTACTTACTACTGTATCACCCGAACCTTTGGCAAACATATTAATATATTCGTCGTTGCCATCTTTACTCAAACAGATCCAGTGACTCATATATTCCGTTGCTGGCAATACTCTGTTAGAATACGTTCACGGTGCCATTCGTCTGCCATAGGAGTTGTTGCAAACTCGTGGAAGCTAGGCGTACCTAGTGTATAATGAAGTAACTTAGCATCAGGATTAGGACCAAATTCATCCGGTAGCCAATTCCATTCGATAGGTAAACTACCGATACGTTCATCGTCTGCCCATTCAAATCTATGTAGGTGTGCTCCTGTTGATTTTTGAATATACTCAGGAGTTAATTTACGAGTGGGATAACTGGCACAGTTAAAAATCATTACACTGGACCAATTCTTGCGAGGATAGTCTTCATTCTTTGAACCGAGATACTTCTCAGTCATTTTAGTTTTGTAGTCGTGCTTAACTACCTGTACATCTTTAGTAACATCACGCAGGTCCCACAATTTAACAATATCGTCACGAACAATCATGTCGCCGTCAATAAAGATAGCGTGACCGCTAAACTGCATTAGATGCGGTACTAAAAATCTACTGTAGATAAATTGATTGCTACCGTCAGTATGTGTTTCGGTATAATCTTTAAATAAATTTAATGCAAGGGGAATAATACTTACTGGCTGACTTGCATTCCTAATAATGCTGTTTGCACAAACGTGGAATGCAATTGCTTCTCTCGGATCGTATCCTACAAATACTGGGATCATTTGCGTTCAATGTCCTCTTCAATACATTTTTCACCGTATTGAATCTCAACTATCCTGCACGGAACTTCGTAAGGATTAACTAACTGATGCCATTCTCCCTGAGGAATTTTATATTCTAAATGTTCTTTTAGTAATGTAGGCGGTAATGCATATCCACCTGCCATCATGGCATTAACTATACAAGCACCGTGACTAACTATCCAGTATTCTGAACGGCACTTATGACGTTGCATACTCAAACTACACCCCGGATTTACTGTAAGTTCTTTTACCTTCATTCCCGAGACTTCGTGTAGAACACGATAGTATCCCCAAGCACGTTCAGTCTTAGGAGCTTTCCATTCTTGCAAGATCCAACTACTAGAATTCTTTTTATCTTCGCCGCCTACGCCAAAAACAAATTCTAAATTATCATCGATAATATCCATTTCTGGAATATTTGTTTGTGTTCTATCGCCACCATTGGCAAATATTATTCTATCTTGTGGATAGCTTGCACGAACCATTTGAATTGCGTGTTTAGCACTTCCATCGCTATCGTCGAAGTCTATGACAAAATCTACACCTACAATATTACGAACGATTGCAGATCGTTCCATGTATGGCATAAACGGTGTGCCCTTTTTCCTTGTTAACCAGGAATCGGAGTTCACACCTACGACGAGGATGTCACCAAGTTGTTTGGCTGCTTTAAAGTAGGCAATGTGCCCAGAATGAAGGGGGTCGAAACCCCCTGTAATTAGTACGATGCGTTTCATGCAGATATTTATCTACCCACATTACTTGGCAATTTAAAGAGTGGCGTCTTCTAGTCCTGCTGTACGCAATTTAACAATGTTCGACACCTGCCATTGTTTAATATCAAGTGCTTTGATAATACCAAGCCACTTGTTACGTAGTAGTGCAAAGTCATTAATAATCTTTTCAAAGTCAACAACGTCTGCTTCGCCCTCTACAAACTTTTCACAGTCTCTAGAGGACAAAGCACGTTGATAATTTTCAAGATATTTACGAAAATGTTGACTACGAAGACGACGAAGTTCAATGTTTAAGTACTCAAGGATACCTTCAATTTCTTGAAGTTGATTGAATCTATTCTCAACAATCCCGGGCATTTGTGCTGAAATCTTCTCTAAGCTACCTGATACTTTACAGTCAATTTTTGCCTGTAAAAGTTCAGACTCGTAGAATGCTACAGCATCAGGAATGTTGCTAATATCTCTACTAACCTTGTCGTACCAATTCATTTATTCCTCGTCTTCGTAATAGTCGTCGTCTTCTTCGATCTCTTCGCCGTCAATTGCATATTGTATAGCATCATCTAGGAATGGATCTACGCCCACTAAACTTTCAATGGTTGATTCTTTAACACCGTAATCTAATAACGTATTAACAAAATCTGCTGCGACATCTTTACGTTGCTTTTCAGCAATGTGTTCAATCATAACATTCCACAAATCTGCAATTAAATCTTCTTTCATTCATCAATCTCCGTTTCAGGTTCAACATTAGTAGTTATCTCTGAAGCAGTAATTTCACCGTTTTTAGAAATGTCTTCCATTGCGATGTCTAGACCGTTCTTCTCGTTCTTTTCCCAAGCCTTACGGAATTGCTTGATAATCTCACCATCTTTAGTAGTGTAGACAAGACTGTTTCCTTCTTTCTTAAGCAACCCTTTGGCTTCAAACAGATCGACTAATCCACTATATGGACTCATACCTGTTTCATAAGGAATTTCAACTTGTACACTTTCGAAAGGTTTTGCATAACGTGTTTTCATAATCTTACAAGCTGCACGGATACCGTTAACAGTTGTAGTCTTATTACCGTCTGCATCGATCTTGAGTTTAAGTTTACGCATAGCAACGACAATTGAGCTGGCATAGATGAAACCTTGTCCACCGCTAATCTTGTCGTCTGGGTCAAACATATCTTGTGATGCGTATGTGTGATTAGTTGCTACTAGACCAATGTTGTGTGCGCCAAACATATTAACACAGTTACGAACAAGTGCAGTTAGTGCTTTAGGCTTACGGCCCATGTCACCTTTTAAGTCACCTGCTTGGAACTGATTAACGTCTGTTGGAGTTAACAACATACCCAAGGAGTCAATTACAAAAAGAATCTTAGGCTTGTCTTCTTCTGGCATTGTCTTGTATTCTGCAACAAATTCTGTAATAGTCTTTGCCACATCGTCAATCATCGCCATGTTAAGTTTCAACAACTTTTCTGGGCTAGTATCAACATCTAAAGCGTGTAACCATGCTTCGTCTAGTGCGTTCTCTGTATCAATTAAGATAGGAAAAATGCCTGCTCTTTGTGCGTTAGCAACTAAGTTGCCACTACAGATAAATGATTTACCTGCGCCCGATTCACCCGCAAATACTGTAACCTTACCTAGTGGAATACCTTTGTTAAAGTCTCCGCTGATAAGATAATTCAATGCGTAGTTATTTGTACTAACCCAATCGGTAGGGTCGTTAAATCCAATACTAAGTCCATCAATAGACTTAGTAATCGACTTTCTAAATTTAGAAATATCGAATGCTTTTGCCATTATTATTCTCCTGAAATGAAAAAGAGTAGGGGCACTCCCCTACTCTTTTGTTAGCTTACTTCTGACGATTGCGAATCATTGCAAGAATGTCTTGCGCACGACTTGCGGATGCATCAGTTGATGCTGCCGGAGTTGCTACTGGGGCTGCTGCTGCTTCAGCTGCATCTTCTTCCCAAGCTGGAGTTTCTGCTTGAGCTGCTGGTGCTGAACGCACTGGAGCAGGTGCTGGAGTGTTAGAACGACCTACTGGATCACCAGTTGCTTGTCCCATTCCTGCTGGCTTGAAGTATTGACCCCAACGTTCCATGTCATATGGCTCGCCGTCTACTGAAGCTTCAAACATTTCTTTCATAACTTTCAATTCAACATCAGTTGGCTTCTTTGGCAAGAAGTCTGACAAGTTGTAAAGTTCGTTACTAGTTAATGCTGACGCTTCAACTTCGCTTAATGCACGTTCACGACGGCTCCACTTTGACGTAGAGTAGTCTGCGAATCCACCTTTCGATGTTTTAGCAATACGGAAGTCTAGACCTTTCAGGTAGTCTGTTGGTAATTCATCCAACTCTGGATCCATCAAAGCACTACGGATGATTTGATAGATTTGAGGGCCGATGATAAATCTGCGGATTGGGTTTTCCGGCTTTTTATCTTCGTTAATTGGGTCTTCAACAATGAAGCCTTGGAAAATGTATGAACGCTTTTTCCAGTACTTACGACCCATTTCCTCTAGTGACTTGTCTTTGAACCAACCACGCACTTCAGATAAGATTGGGCAAACTGATCCGTCATTGTACATTTCAACGCAAGGAACTTGCACTTGAACTGGACGTGAATCTGTTTCACCTTTAATACCTGCAAATGGGAGTTTGATCATTGCTCGTTCTACCCAGAAGAATGTGTTTGCTGGGTTACCGTCTGGTAAAAAACGAACTACGGCTTCTTTACCTTCTGGCATATTCCAGTGTGGGTAAATTGCGTTGTCACCGCCGCCTGTTGATTGTCCTGTGGACTTTGATTGTGCTTCTTGAAGTTTCGCACGAATTTCTGCTAATGTAGCCATTTTATATGCCTCCTATGTTATGCCTTAAAATGCTTGTATGCCTTATTGCACATAATAACTATTATGCACGTTTTATTTAGCAAAGTCAAAAAAAAGCCACATATTTCTGGTGGAATTTAGCCAAAGAAAAAGGCCCCGAAGGGCCTTTTGGTAATACTGATGTTACATGCCAGAAAGCTCTTTAATACGAGCTAGTTCTGCTAACTCCGGACTTTGTTGTGTGCTTTGTTGAGGAGCCATTCTTTCAACCATTTGACGAGCTGCGTGTTCTGCACGTTCACCAAACTTCTTGCCTACCATTGTACAAACGCCTTCTGGGCCTTTAGGGAATGTGCCTGACTCTTTGTCATAGAAGCTGTGGATGAATTCAGCAACTTCTTGTACGTTCATGCCTTTCTTCTTAGGTGTGTCTGCGCCGTGAACACGAGCATCATAATTGCGCTTATGCTCAGTATCCTTAGCCTTAACATCTTGCATACGTAAAGGTGGTTGGCCATCTTTCTTACGATCTACTGCTGGACGCTCGTAGTCACGTGGATTTTTAGGATTAATTGCTTCTTGAGGAACTTCTTCGGCCGGTACTTCAGCAGGTGCTGCAACCGGCGGGCTTGCTTCCTCTTCGCCTGTAGTGTCTACATAATCACCAAAGTCTAGATTTTCTAGTGCTTCTGGTGCATATAAGTTTAACCATCCCTGAAGAACTCCTCGAACATCCATTTCTGGATCTTGCTTGCTTAGTTCTTTAATTTCTTGGAATAGTGTTGGGTCTTCAATTAACCCCTTTAGGCTTTGAATAGCATTGCTGCCATCTACACCTGCTGGGAATGATTGAGATACTAACGATTGTAGGCCTTGTAGTGCTTGTGCTTGTTCTTCAGGGTCAGTGCTTTGGATTGCACTTTCCTCGCCTAGATTCATTACCCAAGATTCAAACTGATCAAATCCATCACTGTGTTGCATGTCTTCTTCCTCAGTTGTAATCTCTTCTTGTGTGGTCATTGCGACTATGTCGGCATAGCCTATATCGCTTTCTTTCATTAAGCGATAGATGATTGGAAATGCTGTAGCAATATCTTCTTTAAAGTTACGAACTGTAAACTTCTCTGTATAGTCTTCTACAACATCTTGCGGAACTTCTAATGGTTGTTGTGCCTGGAAGTTTTCTTTGTATGCTTGATAATGGCTTTGCTTAGCCAATGCCTTCATTTGTTCACGCAAGCTGTTTAATGCGCCTGTGCTGCGTTCTACGATACCATTTGTATCTGAGTTCATTAAGTCGTTACGGACAACATACGCAGAGAAGCTCTTTAATTGGGCAATCTCTTCACTCATTTGAACAATACTTTTGCCAATATCATCATATGGAACACCACCATTGGCAACGTGACGTTGCATAGCGCGAGCACCTGCTAGATGAATGAACGGATATTTAAAACGCTCGCCTTCTTGGTTCTCTACAAACAATGCAGAAATATGACGGCTTCTAGCACCTGGTACCATGTCGTCCATAACTGCTTGGCTATGTTTAATGATAAGACGAGTATCCATTAATTTTTGGAAGCTCATAGTCTTAGTTCCGTATAGGCTGCTTTCACTCATAATGCTTTCTCCGACCGCTTTAGTAATTGTATTTTTTGAATTTGGACTAGGTTGTGAGTATTGGCTAAGGAATTCGTAATCTCGTTTATCGAGGTTATCCTTGGCAATATCTCGTGTATCAAAGTTTAGTAGTCTGCGTTTAGCAAACATTCTTAATTCTTTTAAGAATCCATACCAGTTTTTCTTCTGCCCTTGATCCATTGATTCCGAAATACCGTGGCTGAAGTATACCTTCATTGAATTTGGTTCTGCTAGACTTATGCTAACGTGTCCGATTGGCACTTCACCTTCCATGTAATCAAAGTCGAAGAATCGTGCTTCTTCGGGATTAATAGTGATTTCACCAGTTTCTGCACCTAATTTAAGGCCAGAGAATCGACTACGAATTTTGTAGAATAAATCAGTTGCTATGTTGTTTCTTGCGTCCATAGTTATATTTATCAAAATCCTGTACTGATGAAGATTGGCATTGGCATTTGTTCTTCTGTTAATTTTTCTGTCATTTTATCGTAGATCTTAGGATCCCAATCTGCAAGTACAGCGGCCATCCTAATGATTAATAATGTACTAGACACTAAGTCGTCGTGTTCGCCAGTTTTAGCGCCAAATCCAACGCCAGTAGCAATATACGTTTTAAGTTCAGAAACTAATGGTTTACTTTTAATTTCCATTTTCTTCTGCTCTATTAAATTTTTCAATTGGCTACACGCAGTAACTTTAGTTCTGTGTGTTGTGTTAAATCCCTTGCGGAACTTGCGAACGTGCCCTTTACGGATCGGTTCACTTAAGAATAAGCCTGGAAAATTCTCTTCTCCAAGATCACTAATAACAATTAATGCTGCTTCGCCTAGGGTATTATTCTCAACGCTGTAGTATATCTGGGGAATGCTGCCCTTCTCTTGCCCACGCTCTTGTATGTATCGTAGCATATCTCGCATTAGTTTAACCTGCTGCTGGATTGGGGTCATGTTATGGTGCCATTCTGCAACTTGAATCATACTAGGCATTTCAAATACCTGAATAGCACCATAGTCACCGCCTGTACCTAAACTAGGGTCAAGTGCAACTAGGTATGTACATCTTGGATCAATATCTTTGTACCACCGTGTTTGGCCCATGTTCATCATCGGCTCAACGCCTTTGATTTCTGCCAATTTAACAGCATTAACTAGGGTTTCGTCAAAAATCAAGAATTCGCAGTCAAACTCTCGACGGAAACGTTCGTCACCGATTTTAGCACGTTCCATTGCAGCCCAAGCTTCGTCACGATCAGGGTGTTCGTTCCAATGTGCAAAGAAGCTATGAAAACCGTTACTTCCTAATTGCTGCTCGTTTCCAAACTCGTCGAAGCGTTTAAGAGCTTCCATCCAAATTAACGCAAACTGGTCTTCGTCTGAGTTTGGCGTTGATGTAATAATACACTTACCACCAGTTGATAGCGTTGGAGATAGAGCAGTCCAGAACTCTTTGGCTTTCTCTGGGGGTTGCACGAACGCAAACTCATCACAATAAATTAACGAAAGAGATTTACCGCGACCTGTGTTTTCTGTAGTTGTTACAGCTTGGATACGTGATCCGTTATCGTATTCAATTGTGTTTCTGTTGTATGAATAAACACCAGCACGGATAAAGTCTGGTAAGTTCTCGTAACCAAAACGGTAACGATTCATAATATCCTGCGCACCCTCGTACTTGTGAGCAGCAATAAGCACTTGTGCTTCTGGAACAAACATTGTGTACCAAAGTAAGTATGCACACGCACAAGTTGTTTTACCCATCTGACGAGGTAACATAGCGATACATTGCTTGTTCTCGTGATATGCTTGAATTAATCGTTCCTGATATTCAAACGGTTCAAAGGGAATACTACCCCGGACTGGGTGTTGAATTTTTAAGAAGTTTTTTGCAAAGTACAGTGGCCCGGTAACAGGGTCCATACAAGCTTCTAGATGCCTAACTTCCTCTAACGTGTATCGTTGAGGAGCGTGTGCTTTCTTAATTAAATTACCGTCTAATGATTTTGCCATACTCTATTTACTGAAAAAAATAGACTCCGAAGAGTCTATTTGGATAGATTAAAATCTATTAAGCAAATGTAAGTCCGCCTAGTGTTACATTAGTAACAGTAATGTCATTTTCCGCTGTGCCTAATGCTGCGCCAATCACATCTTCGATGTTTTCGTATGAATTGTCTGCTGAGCTAGAAGCTGCATATCCATCACCTGCATCAGTGTTATTGATGTTAACTAGTGCAACAAAGCCTGTTGCTGTATTTCCTGGAACACCTACGTAATAAAGCTCAGCTAGGCCTTGCAAGGCAGATACTGCTTTGTAAAGATTACTGTTTTCAGCAGCAGGAGTTGTAGAAAAATTAATAGTTGCTGAAATAATTTTAATTGCTTGTAGCTTTGGTGTACCGAAACTAGTGTAAGGACCAACGCCTGATGTGCCGTCACCAACTAATTTTCTTGTATTTGTCGACGCTGCTGTACCGTATAAATCTGCCATTATTTTGCTCCTTTAGCTTCTGCTAATCTTTGTAATAGTTCTGCGCGAATAGCTGCACGTAGATCACCGCTTTCGTTACGTTGCATTGGATTATCTCCGCCTGCAACTTTAGGATATGTTCCTTTTTGCTTGTTCATTCCGCCAGCTAGTTGATTGTTCATGTAATCAACACTCTTGTATTCTTCACCAGGTTCGTTTTCGTAGCCTTCTTCTTTTTCTTTAGACTCGTCGTCGCCTTCGTCGTCGCCTTCTGGCTTCTCCATTTCGTGATCGTCCATGTCGTGATCACCGTCATTGTCTAGATCACCGCCGGCTTTGCTAACATCATCTCCGCCGTCCATGTCGATATCAATTGCTGGCCCGCTATCTGCATCTTGCTCGCCGCCTGGCATATCATCATTGTCACCGTCCAAATCAGGTAACATTTTCAACGGACCTTTGTCTAGATCGCCTAGGTCACCAATACCAGAAATGCTAGGTCCTGGAGGTGTTAACATTCCCATGCCATCGTCTGAATCGATAGATGCAGCGTGTGGCATTGCATTTAATGGAGCTTTTTGGTTAATCATGTCTGGATTAACACGAGTCATTAGCTTCATTAGACTTTCAATGTTGTCTAATCCCTGAGCATTTAAGTTAAGACTCATCGATGGGTGAGCAGGCGGTGGTTGCATATTGCTCATAGTTCCCATTGAAGGCATATTGCTCATCATAGGGCTGTCCATTCCGCATTCTTGTACTGCGGCTTCGCCGACTGGTTGATCCAAGTCGCGCATTTTTTGCATTAGTTGATTGAAATCCATTATTAACTCCCTAGGGCACTCTTGGTGCCTGCTTTGTCGGATTTGCCCTTAGGCAGCTTATATTCGCCTTGACCTGCTTCTTTCTTACGGGCCTTGGCTGTTTTCTCTAAATCTTTTAAGAAACCTTTGTTAAAATCATCACCAAAGTAATCTTTGTGTTTGATCTTAGTGTCCTTGTACTCTACTTCATCTAATACAGCTTCGCCGCTTGGTTCGCTTAGTGCTTGATTAGATTCTTCAGTCTGTTCTCCATCGCCACGGATTCGGAAACATTCTTCAGTTAACCCAACTGCTTTAAGATCATTTGCAAGTTCTGGACTTGTAATTGGGTATTCGCATACTAGGTTAAAAATGTGTACTTCTTTATTAGAAAGGTTAGGGAAGTCTAACGGTA